CAAGCCAAACTAATTTCGTATGGATTGGATTTTGGTTTCACGAATGATGCAACCTCAATGGTAGCTTCATATTTGCTTGGAGATAGCATTTACATCAAGGAGTTGTTGTACAGAACGAATATGACCAACTCGGACATTGCCGACCACTTTGGATCACTTGGATTAGACAGAAGAGACGAAATCTTTTGCGATAGTGCAGAACCCAAATCAGTAGAAGAGTTGCACAGGTTAGGGTGGAACACTAAAAGTACGTACAAGGGAGAAATAAATTTAGGTATTGACATCCTGCGTAGATACAAATTAATAGTATTGGACACTTCCTTAAATGTCATCAAAGAAATGCGTAACTACAAGTTCATAGAAGACAAGAATGGAAACCTCACAAACAAGCCGGAAGACAAATTCAATCACAGTTTGGATGCTTTGCGTTACTCTGTATTGAATAAGTTAAGCAGACCGAACTATGGTAAGTATGCAGTACGATAAGTTAAAATTAATGTTAAAATTTATACCCTTTGTTATTACTAACAAATTTTTAATATCTTTGCTGAACAATAATCAAAAACACTAAAAATGAAAACAATTTCAACAGAAACAATGTCAATCTTATTAGACGCATTAAAAAGAGGCAAAATCACACAAGAAAAGTTTATCGAAATCGTAACACTATTAAATGATAGTTTAATTTAACCACTAAAAACACAAATTATGGAAGAGTTTGAAATGAATAGCAAAGCAAGAAAATGTTTCAAAGAATTGGAGAAGGCAGGTTGTCCTGTTAAAGAATGGTACACGGATGAACGAGGACACTTTTGGATAGATGCAGAAGAACCCGAAGCAGAAGAGTGGTTGGAATACTACCATAGCCAACTGTGTGCAGGTTCTGACAGATTGAATAGAATATTAGAAAAGCACGGATTATACTTCGAGTGGCAAAATCCGGGTTACGCACACGTTTACGACATTTAACATTAACACTAAAATTAGAAATTATGAACAAGAAGTTAGGAGAGTTTTTTGAATTAGGATTAGATTTGGGATTGTTTTGGCAATTAGAAATCACTGAGTACAAAATTAATATGAGAGCAAGTTACTCCAAAAGAATTGAGAACTATGTTATCTCAAAAGGGTTTGAACAATACGATTGGATATACGCTGACAACCCAAAAGAGTTTGAATACAAGAAAGGGAATTGTCGAATCTTATTAAGCAAGAAGTAATGGTAAAATTTGAATTGAAACGACTGCAGACAGAATTCCCTGCAGTCAAGATTAATAACATTAAAGATGCTGAACAGGTAGTACGAAAATTCTATGGAGATGACATCGAAATCTTCGAAAGTTGCTTCATTCTACTTTTGAACAATTCAAACCTCACAATAGGGTACGCAAAAATCAGTCAAGGTGGTATCACAGGAACAGTAGTTGACACAAGAATTGTAGCAAAGTATGCGATTGAAAGTCTTGCAACAGGAGTAATACTTGCACACAACCATCCGAGTGGCAATTTGAATTGTTCCAATGCAGACATACAAATTACAAAAAAGATTAGAGAAGGATTGCAGGTATTTGACATTCAACTGCTCGACAGTATGATAATTACCAAAGATGGCTATTCATCGGTAGAATAAACCAAATAGCACAACTACAAATCAAGGCATTTAACGATGCCTTTTTTGTTATGGCAAACATTCCTATCAAAAAACACAAAAGTTACGTTATATAACAAATTTAGAAGCAATATGAAAGTATCAGTTCCAACATCACTAAAAGACATCAAGTTAAAAGCATACCAAGAATATCAGAAAGAGTTAAAAAGATTAGATTCAAGTAATGCAACTGAAACAGATTTAATGAATAGTAAGATTTCAACTATTTGTGGAATATCAGTTCAAGAAGTATTGAATATTGAAATGGTAGATATATGGAAGATTTCAAGATTGATTGATGATGTGTTAAGATTAGAACCGGACTTAACTGAAAAGTTCACAGTAAAGGATCTAAAATTTGGTTGGCTTCCTAATTTGGACACAATGAAATGGGGAGAATTTTTAGATTTGAATGACAATATTTCTAATTGGGAAACGATGCACATTGCTATGGGAGTATTGTATAGACCAATCCTTCAAGAAGACAAGCAAGGAAGATACAATGTAGGGGAGTATGAAGGAGATAAGTATCACGCATACTTAAAAGAAATGACATTAGAAGCAGTAGTTGGCTCAATGGTTTTTTTTTGGAATTTAGGAATGGATTGTGTGATAGCTATCACCAAGTCTTTGGAAGACACGGAGATGAAGTTCAAGAATCAACTGAATTTAGTCGAGAATGGGGTTGGTTTGCAACAGTCGATGAACTCTCTCTCGGAGATGTTACAAAAATTGAAGAAGTAATCAATTTACCTATGCACCTATGTTTGAAGAAGTTATGTTACAATATAGATAAAGCAAAGAAAGACCAACAAGAATTAGAAAAAATAAAAAGAAGAAATGGCAGTAGATAAATTAAAAGGAGTAGAAGCATTGTATCGAGTAATCAATGTGATAAGAGATGAATTCTTGTCAAATGCTTTTTGTAACACAGTTACTATTGGAACATTGACAGAGATAGATTTAGCAAAGATGACCATATTTCCTATGGCTCATATTACTGTTGAAAGTGTTACTCATAATGAAAATAGTTTAGCTTTTCAGATGACAGTTTTCAATCTTGATATTGTTAATGTTTCAAAAGAATTGCCAAGTAACAATATTCAGCAACCTAAAAGTTCCGGATATGGCAATGATAATCTAATCTATGTTTTGACAAATCAGTTGTATGTGATAAACAGAGCAGTTGCAAGAATGAAGTCAAGTACAATCTATTTGAATGGTTGGGAGTTGGAAGGTAATCCAATTTCAGACGTTGTGAATAAAGAGATGGAAAATATGATTGCCGGTTATCAAACTACCTTCACATTGACAGTACCAAATGATATAAACAAATGTTAGACACAAGTAATTTACAAAAAGCATTAGAAGACTTTGCAGAAAAGGTAGTTGCAGATGCAAAAACTAATTTGACTTCAAGGAATAAAGTTGCAAGTGGTAAGTTACTGAACAGTATGAAGGTTAATAACATCAAAGTTACTAACAAGTCATTAGAATTGAACATTCAGATGATGCCTTATGGTGCATTTGTTGACAAGGGTGTAAGTGGAGTAAAAGTAAAGTATAACACTCCGTATAGTTACACGAATAAGATGCCACCACCTTCTGCATTGGATGGTTGGATAGTAAAAAGAGGTATTGCACCACGTAATGACAAAGGACACTTTCAAACACGAAAGGGATTGCAGTTTGCCATTGCAAGAAGTATTTTCAATAATGGTATTAAGCCAAGCCACTTTTTAACAGATGCAGTAGATAAGAATTACAGAAGTTTACCAACGCTTATACAAAGCAAATTTGGATTAGACATACAAAACACAATAGATTTTTTAATTAAGTCAAATTTTAACAGATGAAAATAATATTTGGAAGAAGTCCGTATTCAATAATCATAAATGAAGCAGACCAAATAGAAACCAAACTTGAATTGTACCTTTGGACAAATGGTCAAACTGTACCGGTATTTCCAACTTATACTTTTACTCAATTAATTGCTTCGACAAATCAAAGAGAAACAATATATGATATTGCAAATCAGTCAGTTGAGTTTGTAGAAAACATCATTCCGGATTACTTGAACGCAACAGAAAGTTCAAATATGTGGGCTTATGCAAAAGTTAAAAAATATAAGAAGACAATCTTTTCTGCAATATTTGGAAATTGGGTTGAAGTTGGAGTAGAAGAAACATTCATAATTGTAAATGGTTACACAGAATATTTGCAAGGAGTAAATGCTTCCATAGAAAATTCGGTTGTTCCTTTGACAAGTGATATTACAATTACATCTCCAACTACTTGGACTTATGTAGAAGAAAATCAAACAATGCCATTGGATAAAAGTGCTACATTGCAACCTTATGTAAATGTAATAATACAAAGAGTAGAAGGAACAGGTTATTATATAAATTACTATTCGCCAACAGAATTTCAATCTACTATTAGTTATAGTTTTACAAATGCAGTTGAATTTATTAAAATTCCATTGTATAATGCTTTGTACACTTATGGTGGTCCATATCAAGTTGGTTTATTTTCAAGTTCAGTTCCGGGAGTTTTTGACTTGTTATGGCGAAGAACAATAGAACCGGATTGTAATAGTAAGTATAAACCACTACTTTGTTCATTTATTAATAGAATGGGTGGTTGGGAGAATATTTGGTTTTTAAGAGCAAACGAGGAAAGTATTACTACCAAATCAACTGATTACAATTTGTCGGCTAAAAGTTTCTATTATAATCCATTGAAAGGACAAAAACAGACATTCAATACAAATGGTAACAAATCAATAAAATGTAATACCGGATTTGTAAGTGAAAGTCTATTCCAAAATTTGATAACAGAATTGTTATTAAGTGAGGTAATAGTACTTGACAAACTTCCGGTAATTGTAAAGACAAAAACTTCAGTAATGAAGACACACTTGAAAGAAAAGAATATCAATTACGAAATAGAATTCGAGTATAAATTCCAACTTGTAAATACTATAATTTAATGATAATAGTAGCAATATACATCAAAGTACCAATAACAGAAGAAGTTGCTTTTACTGCTGATACTACATTGAAGACTGCTGATACAACCTTAAAGACTGCTGATGCAACTAATTTAGTTACAAGTACAATAGATTATCAAAGATTAGATTTGTTTGATGATGAAAAGATTTCAGTAACTTCTGCAGTTGCCGACATATCAGACATATCCAAAACTTTGACAGATTTTAGTCAATCTTTTACAGTTCCGGCAAGTGATAATAACAACAAAATTTTCAGTCATTGGTATGAAAACAAAATTGATAATGGATTTGATTCAAGAATAAGATATTCTGCATACATCACTTTAGATGGTCAAGTTTACAGAAATGGATTGATACAGTTAGAATCAAGTGCAATTAAAGAAAGAAAACCACAAAGTTATACCTTAACCTTCTTTGGACAATTAGTTTCGTTAAAAGACTTGTTTAATGGTTTATTGTTAAAAGATTTGAATGTAAACAAAGATTACAATTTTGGTTACACCGGAACAGTAGTAAAGAACAAGGTATTTGTTGGAAACAATGATGATATAAAATTCCCTTTGATTAGTTCATTAAGAAAATGGTCAAAAACCGGTGGAGTTGATGATATAGTTAATAGCAGTTCAACCCCAATGATATGGACAGAGTTGTTTCCGGCAATTAGATTAGTGGCTTTATTCAAAATGATGGAGACTCAATTTGGAATAAAATTCAAAGGTAGTTTTATGAACAACCCTCGATTTGTTAATGCTTTTTTATGGTTAAAGAACAGTGATGTTTTTGCACCATTGTATATTGGTTCTACATTTATTTCGACTGCAGTTACCTATTATCTTGGAAGAGCAATTTCAACTTGGGATGTTGCAACAAACACTTTTTTTTATGTAAATCCAACTCCCTATGTTGGTCTTGGTCCAATGCTTTGTAATGCAACTTTTAGTGCAAGAACTCCACTTTCTGCAGTAGGTAAAAAGTTTTGGTTTGAAATTTTTTATAATGGTAAAAGTGTAAGTCTTGTTCAATCAACAGTAATAAGCAATCCTACTTATGGATATATTTATGCAGTAGCATTGCCAAACTTTTCAGTTTTTACTGAAAATGCAAGTGTAATACCCGAAGGTGCTTATACTTATAAATTTAGTTGTGAAATTGATGTTGCTTTGACAAATGTACAGTTTCGTTATCAATCTACTTACAGTAGTTTCCCGACACAAGTATGGGAAGATACAATAGTATCAATTTCAAACTATACTTTTATTTCAAAAGTTGATATTACATCAATAATGCCCGAAATAAAATTAGAAGATTTTTTTAGTGGATTACTAAAACAATTTAACCTCACTTTGTATGTTGAAACTGCCGGAACTTATTTGATAGAACCTCTTGACACTTATTATTCGTTAGGAGAAGTAATTGACATTGGAGATTACATAGTTGACGATTCAATAACAGTTGATAGGGTTAAATGGTACAAGAAAGTTGCCTATAAGTACACGAAAAGCGAAACATATTTTTCACAATTATATTTGGGAAGAAATGGTATTTCGTATGGAGATTTGGTTCAAGCGTATGATAATGATGAAGCAGAATACACAGTTCAGTTACCATTTGAAAATCCATTATGGACAAAATTAAAAGCATCTTTAGTTATAGGTTATTGTTTGAATAACAACCTTCAACCTGTTAAGCCAAAACCTGTAATACTGTATGATTACAACACGAATAATTTACTCGCAAGTAATGTAACTGATACCAATAATTTTTGGTTTAATGATGGCACTTCAACAGTAAATTACGACAGATATAATGCTATGGGTAGTGAATATGTTTTTGGTAACGAACCGTTTTCATTAAATTTTGGTGCTGAAACATCATTGTTTACAGATGGATTGTCTGCGAATTCATTGTATCAGAATTTTTATCTAAATTACTTGTCAAACATATACAACAAGAAAGCAAGAATTGTTAAACTAAAGGCAAGACTTCCATTAAAAATATTGTCAAAGTTAAAATTATACAATAGAGTTAGAATAAAAGACAAAAAGTACATCATAAATAACTTTACTGCTGATTTGACTACACTTGATGTAAGTATGGATCTAATTACAGATTTAAGAACTGCTTCTTATTTTGTAAATACAATTTTTGTTGAAGACTTTGATTATGTAAGTGGAACTCAATTAGTAGGTCAAGGTGGTTGGATTGGTAGTAATACTAATGTACCGGTTTTGGTTGGAACAAGTCCATTGTATTTTAGAGATTATAAAAGTACAGGTGTTGGCAAATCAATGACAATTCAATATGGTACAAACCCTATGGATGTTGACCATCTTTTTACTCCGATTGCATCAAATCAAACTTTTATAGCATTTATGTTTAGACCTTCATTTGATAATTCATTTGTTTCTACTGCTTCACATTTTTTCGACATATCTGAAAATAGTGGTGGTGGAAAAGGAAAGATATTTGCAACTTCTACAATACCCGGATTGTTTACATTAGGTTTATCAGAACAATCAAATAATGCACCCGATGTAAGTATGCCTTATCCTCTTAATACAAATAAAACATATTTGATAATTGTAAGACACGATAGAACAACTAATAAAGTTGGAGTATTTATAAGAAGAGAAGACCAAACTATTCCACCGAATAATCCATTTTCAGATTTTTTCACACCGGAGTTAGAAGTTACTTTAGGTAGTATTATTGTACCGAATAGAATTTCATTTAAACAGAAAACTGCATTGGTACCTCAAAGACATATAATTGATGGAATTAGAATTACAGATGGTTGGGACTTTAAATTATAGAATTATGATACAACAAATATTAGAAATACTCAAATTAGACTTAAAAACAGATAGTAAATACATTCAAATTGCTAAAGGGAAACACAAACTACCTACGACAATAAAAGAAGCCTTAAAACAGGCAAAAATGAATCTTAAAAATAGCAAGTAATGGCACAAGATATAGAAGTAAAGATTAAGGTTGAAACCGATAGTGCAGTTTCAAGTATCAAAAAACTCGACAATGCACTTGACAATTTAGGAAATGGTGTAAAAGAAACAAACGAAGACTTAAAGACTGTTGGTTCAACGATGGACCTCGAACCTTCCATAATGAACTTGAAAAAGTTAAAAAGGGAGATGATGAACACCGCAGTTGGTACAAAAGAGTTTGACAAATTGTCTATGTCCATACGAGATATGGAAGATGCGATTGGCGATGCTAAAAAAACCAATGATGACTTTTTAGGACAAATGGAAAATGCACCCGGCATACTTGGTATGTTAGGTAAAGGAATACGTGGTGCCGAAACTGCAACCTCATCATTTGGTGGTGCATTGAAAGCAACAGGAATTGGATTGATTGTAGCATTACTTGGTGGATTGGTTTCTGCATTTTCGGGCAATGAAGTTGCGATGAAAAAGATACAACCTTTGTTTGATGGATTAAAGAAAATCACTTATGGTATTTTCAAAGTGATAGAACCATTGGTTGATGTCTTTATGGATTTGGCAATGGAAGCACTACCTTATGTTCAGAAGGCTATTGGTGGAGTGTATGCAGGAATGATGGCTTACTTTACATTCCTAAAAGAAGCCGGTGGTGGTGCTATGCAAATATTGGAAGGAATTTTTACACTTGATGCAGATAAAGTTACCGGTGGAATAGATAAAGTATCGGGTTCATTTGGCAAAGCAGGAGATACCTTCAAAGATTCAATGAAAAAATTTGGAGAAGGAACAAAACAATTAACAGAATCCGAGCAAGAAGCATTAGAAAAGCAAAAAGAATTGTTGGCAAAACAAAAGGAAGCAAGAGACAAAGCAAACGAAGAAGCAGAAGCCAAAAGAAAGAAAGAACTTGAAGAGAGAGAAGCATTTAATAAGGAGATTGCCGATTTAGAAAAAGGTAAGTTTGAAAAGTTACGTGATATAGAAGCAAAGTCAGAACAACAAAAGTTAGACCTTCAAAAGCAACGTGATTTAGAAGAGATTGAAGCACTCAAAAAAAGAGGTGCTGATGTAACTAAATTGATGCAAGAACACGGAGAGATATACGCAAAACTCCAAACTGAATTAAATGAAAAACTTGCCAAAGAAAAATACGAAAAGGATAAAGCAGAAAGACAGTTAGGACTAACAAACGAAATGGCTGATTTGGACACTTCGTTCCAAAGAAAGCGTGAAATAATTGCAGAGCAGGAAGCAATTTCATTAGAAGACAAAACTTTAACCGAGCAACAGAAAATTCAGATAAAACAAAATGCTGAACAATTAATTGCACAGTTAGATGCAGAAAAAGCACAGAAGGAGAAAGACGAAAAGTTACTTGAAATAGAAAACAAACTTGCAGAAGATGAAGTTAGTTTTGAAATGCAAAGAGAACTGATTAATCAAAGAGAAGCATTATTGTTAGAAGATAAAACACTAACAGACCAACAAAGAATTGCTATTCATAAAGCAACTGCTGATGCTCAACAACAGATTGATGAAAAGAAGGCACAAGCAACAGAAAATGTTTTGAAGGCAGTTTCACAAAGTATGGATATTGCACAGGATCTAATTGGAAAGAATACTGTTGCAGGAAAAGCAATGGCAGTAGCAAGTGCTTTGATTAACACTTATACCGGTATTACTGCAGGATTGAAGTTAGGTTATCCAATGGCTATACCGGCAGTAGCAATGGCGGCGGTCACAGGGTTCAAGGCAGTAAAAGACATTTTGGCTACCAAAGTTCCGGGTGCAAGTGGTGGTGGTGCAACTCCAAGTATATCTGCACCTCAACAATCAATGCCAAGTTCGAATGTTGTTGCAAGTAGTGGAGTTAATCAATTAGCATCGACAATGGTTGACCAACCACCTGTCAAAGCATTTGTTGTTGCAAACGATGTTACAACTCAACAAGGATTGAATAGAAACATAGTAAGTACTGCATCTTTGTAATAAAAATGCAAATTATAAATTAAACACGTTATATCAATATGAAATTAATAGAACTAATCATTGACGAAAATATGGAATTAAGTGGTATTGATGCCATATCCATAGTAGAAAATCCTGCAATTGAAGAAGACTTTATTGCTCTAAAAACAGAACAAAAAGAGTACAAATTTGCTGAAATTGACAGAGAAAAAAGGGTAATTATGGGTGCTTTATTAGTACCGGACAAGCCAATTTACAGAAGAGATGAAGAGAATGGGGAGTATTATATCTACTTTAGTCAAGACACTATTCGTAAATGTATGGAGTTGTTCTTCCAAAATGGCAATCAAAGTAATGCAACTTTTGAACATATGGAATCTGTAACAGGATTGACTATGGTTGAATCTTGGATTGTAGAAGATACCGAAAAAGACAAATCAAACCTGTATAACTTGAATGTACCTATTGGAAGTTGGATGGGAAGCATTAAAGTAAACAACGATGTGATTTGGAATGACTTTGTAAAGACAGGAAAGGTAAAAGGTTTTAGTATTGAAGGTTACTTTGCTGATAAAGCAAAATTACCACTATCAAAATTGTCAAAAGTTGAAGACAATGATGTTTTAGAAGAAATTAAAGCAGGATTAGATTTGTTAGAAATACAACACTTACTTGAAAATTATGAGAAGTAATAACAAACCATTTAAGACATCAAGTAGGACAAGTCCTAAAACTTCACATAGAGGTTGTTTATGTCAAGACAATACGTACTCATCTAAATGTTGTGATGGTTCATTACAAGCACAAGGAATAGGAAACATAACCGGTTCAATATCTCTTTTGATAACAGAAGATGAACAAAGATTAATAACACAAGGAGATTTAATACCAATTAATTATTTAAGAGTATAAAAATGGATATAAAAATATCACAGTTACCACTTGCAAACAAAATTGCTTCAAGTGATTATGGAGTTTGTGTAACAGAAGGAAGTACAAGAAAAATTACACAAAAAAACCTTATGGGTTTAATTGATAGAGATATGGAGATAATTGAATTTAATAATCGATTAGAACCATTAGGAATTGGAGTAACTGAAACTATGTTCGGTTCTATTAAAATTGAACAAGCAGTTGTTGAATTGGATGATTTGCTTAATCTAACAGCAATTTTTACCACAAAAAGGGTATTAGGTAATCCTACTCAAAATTATGTAATAAGAGCTTATTATAGTCCAAATAAAAATTTAGGTGGACAATCAGTTCCATTAGGAATAGTTAATACAAATGCAAATTTTGCTACTTTTAAAAGAAATATTTGGGTAAATGCTAATCCCGGATTTAATTTAAATGTTATGAGTAACATTATAAGTTTAATAAATGATGATTCAACAATTTCTACACCTTACGATATTACTTCAATTAATGTTCTAAATCCAAGTGGTAATTGGTATGTACACTTTACAATACAGTTTGACAGTACAGCAACTACAGATTATTCGACATTTACAAAACATTTGGTAGAATTAAAAAAAGTATAATGAAAATGCAAAAAAAAATATAGTTACGTTATATATTAGTAAACGAATAAATTATATGAAAAACACAGACATTTTAAACAGAATTAATGCTTTGCTTCAACGCAAAGTAAAATTAGCACAAGAAACATTGGCTGATGGAACTGTTATTGAAGCAGATTCATTTGAAATTGGTGCTGATGTGTATCTTGTTGATGGAGAAAATAAAACTCCGTTAGCGTTAGGAGATTATACTTTGGCTAATGGTACTGTAATCACAGTAACAGAAGTTGGAAAAATTGGAGAAGTTATTTCTGCTGAAACAGAAGTTGAAGTTGAAGTAGAAGCAGAAGACAAACCTGTTGATGCACCTGCTGATTCGCCACTTGTTGAAAAAGAAGAAAAAGAAATGGCAGAAGTACCTGCTACATTGGAAGAAATTTTAACTGCAGTTGTTGATGCAATCCAACCAAAGTTAGATGACCTACAAGCAAAGATTGACGCTTTGAGTGGAACACAAACTGAAATGAAAGCAACACTTTCAAGTTCAGTATTAAGCAAAGGAACAAAACACAAACCAAGCAATGGCAAAATTGATTTGTCAGAAGTAAAAGTAGCACTTAATACCTCTTCAACAGAAGCACGTATAATGGCTCTATTATCGTAGTAAATTAGAAACTTAAATTAAAAAATAAAAAAGAAATGGCTAATCAACCAACAATTACAACAAACTATGCCGGAGAATTCGCCGGTAAATATATTGCAGCGGCAGTATTGAGTGCAAACACATTGGCAAACAATGGTGTTACAATTTTACCAAATGTTAAGTACAAAGCAAACATCAAAAAATTAGTAAATAGTGGTATTGTACAAAATGCTACTTGTGATTTTACTGATGTAGGTGTAGTTACTTTATCTGACAAGGTATTAGTAGTAGAAGAGAAACAAGTAAACTTGCAACTTTGTAAAACTCCATTCCAACAAGATTGGGAAGCAGTATCAATGGGTTACTCTGCATTTGACACTTTGCCAACAAACTTCTCTGATTTCTTTATTGCAAAAATGTTGAAAGACATTGCATTAGACACAGAAAATTTCATTTGGAACGCAACTACCGGATTAGGTAAATTGCTTAAGACTGATGGTTCAAATGCAATAGCAACTCCGGTAGCAATCACAAATGCAAATGTACAAGCAGAAATGGGTAGAGTAGTAGATGGAATCCCGGCATCAATCTATGGTGTTGAAGATTTAAGAATCTTTGTATCTCAAAACGTGGCAAAAGCCTATGTTCGTATGTTAGGTGGATTTGGTGCTTCGGGATTAGGTGGAAATGGTGTAAATGCACAAGGAAACCAATGGTATCAAAATGGAAGTCCATTGAATTTTGATGGAGTTCAACTTTTTGTTGCAAATGGATTGCCAAACAACACAATGGTTGCTACAACTATCTCAAACTTGTTCTTTGGAACAGGATTAATGGATGATGCCAACCTTATCAAAACTATTGATATGGCAGACATTGATGGATCTAAAAACGTGAGATTTATTGCACGTTTCACAAGAGGTCTTCAAGTAGGTATTGGTGCTGATTCTGTTACTTACGGAATAGCATAATAAAAAATTCGGCAGAAGGGTAGAAATACCCTTTTTGTCTATTAACTTTTAAAAAATATAGCTTATGCCTTGTGTATTGACAACCGGAAGAAAGTTACCTTGTAAAGATGCAGTAGGTGGTATCAAACAAGTTTTCTTCGTAGATTATGGAACTTTGGGAAATGCAACAATCACTAATGGTGTTGTAAGTGCATTCTCGGGTACTACTTGGACTGCCTACCAATATGATGTGAAATCTGCTTCCGGATTGGAACAGACTATCACTTCATCAAATGATAATGGAACTACTTTTTATGAGCAATCATTGACTTTAGTTTTGACAAAATTAGATGCTTTATCTCAACAAGAACTTCAAAAAGTTATAGTTGCAAGACCACACGTTTTCATTCAAGACAACAATGGTAATTATCTTGCAGTAGGTATGACAAGAGGTTGTGATACTAACGGAACAATCAGTACCGGAGTAGCATTGGGAGATTTAAATGGATACACCCTTACAATTACTGCACAAGAACCTTTAATGGCTCAATTTGTAACTCCATTAATAGTTACTGCGAAGATTGCCGGTGGTGCAACTCCAACACAATTAGCACCATAATTAGTGAAATAGGATTGAGGAATTACTTGGTCGGAAATTAGCACAGATAAACTCTGTGCTTTTTTTTTGACAAAAATCAAACTTTTTACGTTATATGGTTATGACAATATTAACTACAAACAGTACTCAAAGTTTCCCAATCATTCCGATTAGGCAAGTAGATGAACTTGGTCATTCGTTATTGGTAACAATGACAGACGAAACTACAAAAACAGTATATCAAAAAACAGTTGCTAATAGAAGCTCTGTTAATGATTTATATTACATTGGATTTACAGATTTGGATTTTTTAGTAGAAAATACTTTTTATTCATTGGTAGTATTTTTTGATGTTACAAATGAAATAATCTACAAAGACCTTATTTTTTGTACGAATCAAAACATAGATTTGTTTTCAATTAACAATGGAGAATATATTTTGCCTTCAATTAATAATAACGGTTACATTACAGTATGAGAAAGAAAATAGAAAAAGAACCAATAAGTAAAAAAACCGGTGGAATTGGAATAGTTCAGTTGGCTACATACACTTCGCCAAAAGTTGTCGAAGTTAGAAATCAAGATTGGATTAATTACGGAGACGACAATAATTACTTTGGTTACTTACAGGATAGAATTAATGGTTCTCCAACAAACAACGCAATCGTAAATGGTATCAGTCAAATGATATTTGGAAAAGGATTAGATGCAACCGATAGTTTGACAAAACCATTAGATTACGCAAAAGCCAAAATGTTATTGGATGATGACACAGTTGAAAGACTATGTAATGATTTGAAAGCAATGGGGCAATGTGCAATTCAAGTTGTATATTCTATTGATAGAAGTCAAATATTAGAATGTAATCACTTTCCTGTTGAAACATTAAGAAGTGGTAAATGCAATGAAGATGGAGAGGTTGAATGTTATTACTATTCAGATAATTGGTTAGAAGTAAACAGAAATAAAAAGCCAAAACCAATTCCGGCATTTGGATTTGGTCAAGTATCAAGTGAAATTGTAAATTCGGAAGAAATACTTTACATCAAACCTTATAAAACAGGTTTCTACTATTACAGTCCTGTTGATTATCAAGGTGGATTGCAGTATTGTGAGTTAGAAGAGGAGATTTCAAACTACCATTTGAATAACATTATGAATGGATTGGCACCAAGTATGCTTATTAACTTCAATAATGGAACACCTACTGAAACAGAACAAAGGGATATTGAAAGAAATATTCAGCAAAAATTTGGTGGAACATCAAATGCCGGTAGATTCATACTTTCGTTCAACGATAGTACAGAATATAATGCTACTATTACTCCGGTTCAGTTATCAGATGCACACAATCAGTATCAATTCCTTTCAGATGAAAGTATGAGAAAGATTATGGTTGCACATCGAGTTATTTCGCCAATGCTTTTAGGTATTAAAGACACCACAGGATTTGGGAATAATGCAGATGAATTGCAAACTGCTTCTGTTTTAATGGATAACACAGTTATTCGACCATTCCAAAACCTATTAATCAAAGAATTTAACAGAATTTTAAGTTACAATAAGATTGCTTTGAATCTTTACTTCAAAACATTACAACCTTTGGAGTTTAACGACCTATCAAACGCTACAAATAGCGAAACAGTAGAAGAAGAAACAGGACAAAAGCAAAATGTACCGGCAGTTGCACCAAAATTAAGTTCGTTAGAAGACATTTGTTTTGATATAAACTCCTTTGATGGAGAAAAAATATCAGATGAATGGATTTTAGCAGACAAAAGAGAAGTACTTGATTGTAACACTTCCATTAAAGATTGGGCAAATAAACACGTTACAAGAAAAGAAAACTTAAGTGGCTACATCAAATCATATCCAAGCAAGGAAAGTTATTTAGATGAAGACATTTACAAAGTACGATACGAGTATTCAGAAAAGTATTCAAGTGTAAATTCTCGTGAATTCTGTGTTAATATGATGAATAGAACTTCAAATGGAGTTGTTTACAGAATAGAAGACATTGATTCGGCATCATTTGATGGAATAAACAATGAATTCGGACACGAAGGAGAAAATTACTCACTTTTTAGATTCAAAGGTGGAGTAAATTGTGGACACTATTGGACAGAAAATTTATACCGATTAAAACAAAACACGGATGGATCATATTACGAAGACAAAGCATTGTCATCAAGTGAACAAGTTGATAGCATTGATGGTTACTATCCAAATCCCGAAGGTATAAGTGATGCAGAAAAAGCACCATTTGATATGAAAGACAGAGGACATCACCCAAATTACAATAAATAGATATGGCAACAAGTACGACACTTTTTATAACTCCAAATGATTTAAAGCAAAATACAATTCTGAATGGAAATGTAGATACTGATTTGTTTATCAATTTTATTAAGATTGCACAACAAATGCACGTTCAAAATTATTTAGGAACACAGTTGTATAATGAAATCACTACTAAAATCACTACAAATACCTTAACAGGAGATTATTTGAATTTAGTTGTAGATTATATTCAGCCAATGTTAATTCACTTTGCAATGATTGACTATTTGCCATTTGCAAACTATCAAATCAGAAACGGTGGTGTATTTAAACACAGAAGTGAAAACTCTGAAAATGTATCAAAAGATGAATTAGATATTTTAGTTCAAAAGCACAGAACATTTGGAGATTTTTATGCTAAAAGATTTGTAGATTATATGGCTATTAACGCTTCGTCATTATTTCCTTCATATTGGAGAAATTCAAACGATGATATGTTTCCGGACCAAAAGCCAAATCCGATTGGTTGGGTACTTTAAGTTTGACAAAATGAAAATAAGAAGATTTAAAGAACTATTTTTAAAGTAAACATACAAATACATTTAAAATGCAAAAAAATGAAAACAAACCGGTCAAAAAAGAGCCGAAAACAACGTATAATGTCAAACAAAAGGACATAGAGAAGTTTCAAGAGTATTTGAAAAAACAAAATAAGAAATAATGGCAACGATTTTACCAATAGGAATAGGAAATGTACCAAATGATGGATTAGGAGATTATGTTCGAGTTGCGTTTGATAAATGTAATCAGAATTTTAATGCTTTGAATTTTGCACCAATACCAATAACTGCAAATGTAATTACACAAGCTGTAAGAGCCGGAGTAGGAATGAGTATTGGACAACCGGTTTACGTTTCAGGTGCAAATGGAACAAATGTTATTGTTAGTTTGGCATCCAATACAACAGAAATGACATCAAGTAAAACACTTGGGTTGATTGCACAGAATTTAGCATTTAATAATAGTGGAAATGTTGTAACAGAAGGATTGTTAGGTGGATTAGATACCGGAAGTGCAGTAGCCGGAGATGCAGTTTGGTTAGGTGTTAATGGTTCTTTGATTTATGGAATTGCTAATAAACCTTATGCACCGGCACATTTAGTTTTTATTGGAATTGTAACAAGAGCTAACAATAATAATGGAGAAATTTATGTAAAAGTTCAAAATGGATTTGAATTAGAAGAATTGCATAATGTACAGATTATCAACCCGATACAGAATAATGGAATAACTTATGATGTTGCATCGGGATTATGGAAAAATCAAGTTGTTATAAAATCAATAGTTAATGCAACTCCAAATATTACAGTTACAGATACTTTGAATGAAACAAAAATAGGTAGTTTTTTTATACCCGGTAATACTTTGTCATCAACAGACAAACTAAACATACAATCTATGATGTTTCAAAAAACTATAACTTTCAACACATCAGTTGATAAATTTAATGTTTGGTTGTCTCCGTATGATGGAATAGGTGGTTCGAGATTAATGAGTTTTAGAGGAAGAGCAACTACAGAATTTGTTAATTTTTCAAGAAATTTTTCACAGTTTAATGGTGCATTATATCATTGGAACTCAAATGATGCTGATGAAAGTGGAGTACAATACTCTTCTGCACCAATTTCAATAACACCTTTTAATTATCAGCAAGGATATTGGATTGTTGTAACTATTCAAATGTTAGGTGCCGGACAAGAATGGATTTTTAGAAGTTGTCAAATAACAAATTAGAAATAATGAAATACGAAAATGTTAAAGTAATAGGTGGAAATGGTATAATATTTGGTTTGTCCTTCACAAACATAGAAAATACAATGAGATTGTTTTTATTAGTACTCTCAATTATATATACAACAATAATGATTTATAAATTAATAACTAAAAAAGATGCAAATAAGTAAACACTTAACATTCGAGGAATGTACAAGGTCAGAAACTGCCAATAAGTTAGGTATTGTAAATAACAATCCAAATTTAGCAACGATTGAAAATATGAAATTGTTAGCAGAAAAGGTGTTTGAACCTATGCGTAAACACTTTAATGTTCCTATTCCGATTTCAAGTATGTTCAGAGGATTGCCTTTGAATAATGCTATTCACGGAAGTTTGACAAGTCAGCATTGTTCCGGACAAGCAATGGACATCGATATGGGAGACAATGCAAAGCCAAGTAACTTTGAATTGTTCCAATACATCAAAAAAAATCTTAAATTTGACCAACTAATTTGGGAGTTAGGAAATGATAAAAATCCAAGTTGGGTACACGTTTCTTATTCAGCAACCAAAAACAGAGGACAAGTTTTGAAAGCAAGAAAGAATAAACAAGGTAAAATATATTATGAAAATTTTCAATAAAAAAATAAATATGGCACAATTAGATAAAATTCCGGAACCGATAAAATTAGTTTTAGATGAAGCGGCTCAAAAATATGCCGAAAGTCATTCGACTACAAATGCAGGATTCATTTTAAGATTTATTTGCAAGTTTATAAAGCCAAGTACAATCATAAAAATGTTTGCACATAAGATTTCAAAGTAGGATTCTATACACGAATAACCACAAGGATTTTAATCCTAATAGAATAACTTACAAAAACAATATACTTATATACGAAGTAAAAAAACGATGCCTTAAATCGCATTATTTTGATTTTTAATAACTTTTAAAAATAATACTTGCTTTATTATATACTTATATTATATTATAAGTTATTATATTATATTATACTATATACAGTTCAAAAATGGCATTGAAATCACACCCAAAAACACCTGCAAAAAGAAAAGTTAGCAGAACATCGTTAGTCAAAAAACTTGATACTGAATTTAGCATTTATGTTAGAAGTAGATACGCAATAGGAAATCAAGCAAGTTGCTTCACTTGTGATAAAGTTGACGATTGGAAGCAATTGCAATGTGGTCATTTTATGTCAAGAAAGCATTACTCAACACGTTGGGATGAAACAAATTGTCAAGTACAATGTTACGCTTGTAATGTAATGAAGTACGGAGAACAGTATAAGTTTGGAGTATATTTGAATCAGATACACGGAGAAGGAACTGCAGAAGGTTTGTTAATCAAATCCAAATCAGCATCAAAATTTAAAGACTTTGAATTGGAAGAAAAAATAGAATATTACAAATCAGTTAATAAAAATTTGGCAGATAACAAATAAGTCGTATATTTGTCCTGCAATTTAATCGCCTTTTTTTTGCAACCTTCATAACAAAGTTTTTAGTGGAACTTGAAAAATCCCGATTCGCCAAGCGTTTCGGGTTTTTTTTGTTCAAATGTTAAATATGTTAAACTTTTTTTTTATTCAAATCTTTTTAATATCTTTGCTATTCAATAATCACTAAAAACACAAAAAATGGAAAACACATCAAATTTAAGTAAAGTACAACAAGTACTGTTTAACACTTCAAAACGATTCTACCTTCAAATTGGTAAAACTGAAACCGAAGCAACAAAATTGGCTTTTAAAGATATTGAAGCAAAATTCAATATTCCCGAAGACAGATGGATTGACATCACAACAGGAAAACAAGTTCACGGAAATTTTTAATCAAAACCCACTAAAAATGAAAACTTACGAAGAAGTAAAACAAGGTATTGCAGATGGCACAATTAATGCACCAAAAGTAATGTACGAAAATGGCGAAATTGAATTCACGAGATACCAATTAGCAGTACACAAATACAATCTCGGAATTATGAAAGCCGGAATGACTTGCAGAGGCATCAAACTAAAAGACATAAAAGTATATTATGGTTTGAAAGGCAAATCAGCAAAGGATTGCTACGCAGAATTTTGTTTAAAATTCAATATGTAATTATGAAAAAGGCAACACAGTACAAAATAGCATTACTTATTGGAATGTATTTTATAGGCAGAATAACAGTTTCACTAATTTTTAATGTATAGAAAATGAAAAAAGCAGATTTAGCACACGAATTGGACATCAAAATCACAAAAGACGAATGGTCTGAATTCAAAGAAAAGTATGGAGAAGATGACTTCCATATTGAAATGGATGGTAACGAATACCGATTCATTTTAGAAGGTTCAATTGACGACATTTATTACGATTCCCAAAAAGACTTAATCGAGGAGTGTTTTATGCCAAGAGACTTTCCAAGTTGGATTGAAATCGATTGGGACACCACAATAGAAAATGTAAAAAATTCAGATGGCTACGGAAATCATTTCAGCAGTTACGATGGAAGTGAAGAATACATTACATTTGACGATTACGCATACTATATTTTCAGAACTAATTAAATTAAAAAAAATGGTGTTAAATTTTGATAGTAGAGAATTCTTAAAAGGAAATATAAATCATTTTAAAGTAGGAATATTTGGTTCAAGAAGTTTAAAAGACGAAAGAATAAAATTAATACTACTTGAAAAAATAAATGAGTTAAAAGTCACAAAAATATTAACTTGTCAAGAACCACAAGGAGTTTCAGAAGTTGCACAAAGAATATGCAAAGATTATGGATATCCTTTACAAGTACATTTTTTAAATTTACAATACTTAAGAGGTGCATTTGAACAAAGAAGTAAAGAAATAATTTCAGATGCAGATTATTTTATAATATTACACGATGGAGTTAGTAAAGGGACAGAAAACGAAAAAAAATTAGTTGAAAAATCCGGTAAGCCATTTTATTACGAAATTGTTGAACCTACAAAATATGATAGGTCAGTTGGTTTCAATATAAAAGATGATTGGGATTTTATAAACAAAAAAAATGATATTTTTGATTTCGATATATAAACACTAAAAAACAAAAATTATGAAAGACAATGAAAATTGGAGTACCAAAGAATTGGTCAATTATTTAAGTCAGAGCAACGAAGCGTTGCGAATTGAGAACTCCCGACTGCTTGATGAAGTAGAAAGGCTAACAATGGGTATAGAAGTCCACGATGCCCACATTGTATCAAATCAAATAAGTGGATATTACGAATTTATTAATCACTTTAATTACACACTAAAAAAACAGTAATGGAGAAAACAATCGTCGCTTTCAATGACACACCGATGTCATTAGGGCAAAAACTATCAGTAATTCAATTTGAATTCAAAGCAAAGAAAAATCAACACAACAAATTTGGTAATTACAAGTATCGTAGTGCAGAAGACATTTTAGAAGCATTGAAACCTATCAATGAAAAGTATAAGGTTTACTTTACTATCAATGAACAGTTGATTAATTCAAATCCACCAATTATGGCTTCGGTTGCAACTATTTGGGATTGTGAAAGTCCGGATAGTATTGACTGCCAATCAGTAGTTGGTATTGATTTAAACCTTGTAGGTAAAGGACAACAAACTCCACAGGCATTTGGAAGTGCATCAAGTTATGGTAAAAAATACGCACTTGGCAATCTACTTTTAATTGACGATACTGCCGATGCAGATGCAACCAATAAACACGAAAAACCGGTTGTAACTCCAAAAGTTGAATTGAAAAAAACTGTTGTAACTGAAAAACCTGTATTAGAAATTGATTCAGATGCTTTTAATGGTGCAAAAATGTACATTGAAAATGGTGTTGGTACCATAGAATCGATTGAGAAAAAATACACATTAACAGAAAACGTAAAACAAGCACTTTTAAAGAAATAAAAAATGGAAAACATATTCATCAATTCATTATTCCCAAAGAAGCCTAAATTCGACTTCATTGTTACCACAATAGGTGTTAAACTCGAAGACTTTGAACAGTTCTTACAGGAACATAGAGAATGGGCAATAAATGAAAACAAAGGTTGGTTGTCTATTGACATCCTAAAAACAAAAGGCGATTCAGATAAGTATTACTGCAAGATGACAAAATACGCTAATGGTGCATACGAAAAAACTGCAGAAGTAACTGCAAGTTCACATATGCCCGATAGAGATAGAGTGATTCCACAAGTTGCAGGAGAAGAAGACGACGACCTACCATTTTAATAAAGCAGTTGATATGTCCGAGATAAATAAATATGCGTTTGGAGAGCCTAACTCCGTTCTCGGACAATCTTCCATAACCACTAAAGACGATGAAATGCTAATAGATTATAAAAAGCAACTCGAAATCATTTCAAATATACGAAATGGTAAAATTAAAGAAGCACTCAAATTAGATATACCCGAATTAGACGAGTATTTTAGATTTAAGACTTCAAACTTCAATATAGTACTTGGACACGCAAATGTTGGTAAGACAACAGTTGTTTTGTATTTGATGCTATGTTATTCGCTAAAGCACGATATGAAATGGTTGATTTGTTCAACAGAAAACGACAGTTATTCATTGATACGCAAGTTGATTGAATTTCTTGACGAAACACCAATAAATTTAGTGTCAGAAGCAAACTTCAAAACGCATAGTGAATTTATAAATAGAAATTTCAAGTTTGTTGACAATTCAGTAATGTATGACTACCAAAGTGCAATTGAATTATTCAAAAATGTAAAAAAGGACTTCAATTATAATGGAGTACTGTTGGATCCCTATAATGCGTTGACAAAGAATCAAGATTTGATGAAATCATTAGGTGGACACGAATACGATTATTTGGCTTGTACAGAAATGAGAATGTTTTGCAAAGAATCTAAAATAACCTTGTGGTTGAACACACACGCAAACACTTCTGCATTGAGAATGACACACTCTGTTGACCACGAATTCCATAGACACGCAGTACCTCCAAACGCAAGTGATGTAGAAGGTGGTGGTAAGTTTGTAAACCGAGCAGATGACTTTATCGTAATCCACAGGTATTTAGGACACGAAACACTTTACACCACTACGATGATTCACGTTAGGAAAGTAAAAGAAATTGAAACCGGTGGCAGAACGACAAGTATTGACAATCCAATTAGGTTAGTTGCATTGCAAAACAATGTTGGATTTTCAATGAATGGTAAATCCATTTTAAGAACGATTAAGGAAAGTCAATTAAACTTCTTATAATGGCAAATATATTAGATGTACTTTTTTTGAAACACACTACTTGGATTAAGTATGTAAAATCCTTCGGTTGTCCTAATGACATTGCAGAAGATTTTGTTCAAGAAATGTACATCAAAATATATGATTACAGTCAAAAAAAAAATAACGACTTAATGTACAATTTAAACGAAGTAAATTATTTTTTCATATACGTTACCCTAAAGAATCTTTATTATGACACACACAGGCAATCAAAGAAGCAAACGTATGTTGATTTTGACGATAACATAGAAATATTGGAAGAAGAGTATTCAGAAGAAGCCTTCAACCTTCAAAAAAAAGCAATTGACATTTGGATAGTAAGATTGAATGATAAAATTGCAGAATTGGATAAAGAAGAATATTCAAAAAAATCAGTCAGTTTAAATTACTACAAGTACATATTTGAAAAAGTATTTGTTCAACAAACAAGCGTTAGTGATTTAAGTAGAGAAATTGGAATAACATATTGGAGTTTAAGAAACACATTGAATAACATAAAAAGGCAAATAAATGAAGAAACATAGATTGTATGAGCAGTTCGAACCACGAGAACGAGCATTGTTGCTATTGAACAAATATCCATTAGACTATTTAAAGGAAGTTGTAAATGGAATCATAACACAAAGTAGAAAAAGACACGAAACCGATATTTGTAATTATTGGAATGAGGTTGCAGTAGAAATGAAATCAATTTTACAAAAATGAAACCAAAAGATAAAGCAAAAGATTTAATTAAACAATATTGTTTACTATCTTATAAAGGCAAAGAGTTTGAATTTGAATATTATAAAAAATGTGCATTAATAGCAGTTGATGAGATATTAGATTCAGTTGGAACAAATTATAGTGTAAATTATTGGCAAGAAGTTAAACAAGAAATAGAAAAATTATGAAAAGAAAAGAATTTGATGAATACCTATACAGTCAGTTCCTTGCTTGGGCAATGATTTACTGTCGTAGAAATGGATTTTTTACAATAGAACAGTTATACGAAATTTATTTGATGAAAAAATTTAACATCACAAAAGATGAAAACAAAAAATGAAGAGATTAGAGAATATCACGCAGAGTTAAAACTCGGAGATAAATTGGAATGGTTATTCAGAAAGACCGGAATCAAAGCAATAGTAAAATGGATTAATCCAAATTGCAATTGTGATAAAAGACAGGAAAGTTTGAATCAAATCAAAATCAAAAGAAAATGACGACACTCCAATATGAAGACAATAATTGCAGACAAAAGCAAATACAAAAAGAAAAGGAAGAATATGCTTTGAAAGTTGTTGAATTTTATCACAATAGATTGTTTTACATCAAGAAGACTGCCGAACAACTCCAATTTGTAATTGATTTGTATAAAGAAGAGCAGAATGGTAAAGTTTGAAACACACAAAGACTTGTATAGAGAAGAGAAGGCAATAAATTTCTTCTGCCGACAATTTGATTTTACTTACAGGAAATTAAATGAATTTGACATCGATTATCTTATTTTAAATAAAGAAGGTCGCCATATTGCAAATGCAGAAGTAAAAGGAAGAATTAGAACAATAGAACAAGCATATCCACTTCCGGTTGCAGTAAGAAAGTTAGTTAAGTTATCAGACAGTACAAGCAATCCAATTATGATATGGACTTGTGAAGATGGAATCATATTTGCCAAGTTAAAAAACTTGAAAGGTCAAATAAAATGGGGTGGAAGAGTACCACGTGAAGGATCTACAAACGATATGGAGTTGATGGCATTTTACAACAAGCAAGAAGGTTTAATTGAAATGAAATTTTAATATGAATAAAGAAGATTTTAAATGGTGGTCAGAGTTTCGAGAAATTCAGAATTGGTATCTGACAGATGCAGAATATAGGATGATTAGTGAAATACACGCAAGAGTTTTTAATCACGATTTGAACTATCCTTGTAAATGTAATCCGGAAGTGATAAAATTGTACATATTAGAACTGAATGAAAAGTTTACAGATTTATGCTAAATGTAGAGAAACATCAACAATGGGAAAGAGGAATCATATTGTTGATGAATCTTGATGGTTGGGAATTAGAATGGATTGATGATGATAAACTCCATTATAGTGCCAAAGGCAAAACACCGAAGGGATTTGATTGTGTTATTGCATTTAAACTGTTAAACACATACTTCATTAACAAATCGATACAAAAGTGGAAATATGATGCTTTAATGCAGGAAAAATGTATGAAGTTCTATTATGTATTTGATTGCAAAGGTAATTACCTGTATCATTTCGACACTTTGTCGATGACTGAACAATTTACGTTTTTAGACTGCCAAACAAACGAAGCAAAGTTGATTAATGAATTTATATACTTGTTTTCAGAAAGCCAAGCAAGTATTGTTACTCGATATTCAGAGCAAAATTGAAATTAAATGTTAAATATTTTTTTTATTAAAAACTTTTTAATATCTTTGGACTTTATTAATCACTAAAAATTATAAAGTTATGGAATCATCAAAACATTTTATCGCAATTCAAGAAAACGATTTATCAATTCAAGTAATGGAATCTAAATTTGAAAGAGAAGTTGGTTTTATTCTAAATGTAGATGGAATTAAATTCAAGGTTTGTGAATTATTTGAAAGCAGAAGTACTGCCGGTTATTTTATGCACACCTTCCAACCACATTTGTTTTCATTTTTTGGATTCAATACTAAATTAGGCAGAAAAAATTAATCACAAAAACACTAAAAATGGATTCACACAGAAAACAGGACCTTTGGATGATTTTCAAAGAACAAGGCAAAGTAACAATTACTTATGTTAATGACCAACAAGAAGATGAGGATGTAACTTATACAAACTTTGAAGAAGCCGTACACGATATTCGAGTAAGAGGTTCAGTAGAAGAAGCATACTTTTAATCAATAACCACTAAAAACACAATTATGACGAATTTATTAAAAAGGTTAAGACCCGAAATTTTAGAATCTATAAATCTCGATATTGAAAAATATCCAAGTTTGGTAGCAAACCTAAAAAACGAACTTAAAGAAAATGTCAGTCCATTATATCTGACTGTAAACACTGCATACAATTTATCACTCTATGCAAAAAAGGAAATGACGATAACAGAAATAATCAATTTTTTTATAACACCTACTGAAAATGAAGAAGAGTAGTAACAGTTACAATCAGACAAGTATTGGGTACGATAATATCACTTTTGATATTGAATACGATTATTACCCAAGTGAACCAATGGTAATGCACTATGGCGATGGCTCGGGTTATCCGGGTTGTGGTGCAGAAGTAGAAATCCATTCAATTAAGATTGGCGAATTCGAAGTTTACGATGTAATATACGAAAGTGTAATTGATTCGTTGATTGATTTGATAATTGAAACACACGAAGGATGAGATTTGAAGAGTTCAAAATGATTTACGATGAAATGCAAAGTGTTTTCAGACGAGATAAAGAATTAACTCACATTGAAATAACCTTCCATATTCAAAAAGTAAAATCTGAACGCAAAACAGCCAAAATTGATGTAAAAACATTTAAAGAGTAACCACTAAAAACAAAAATTATGATTGACAGGCGATGGGTGTTGTTGGAAGAAGGCTATCCACACACAGTATTATTAACAAAAGAAGAAGCAGAAGAAATGGCGATAAGGCATCGTAACTTCTTTCCCGATTTAGAGTATTGTTTATTCTATGACGAATACTATGAATATTCAGAAATAGTAAATGAACAGTAATGGTAGAGATTAGACACAATTTTGTTTGGTTGGTAATACCTGCCTACAAAGCCGAAACACTTTATTCATTAGAATATTTTGATATGTTTATCTTGCACGATGATGGTAGTGAATCAATGATTGAATCATTCGATGAAATTAGAACTGCAGAAGAACTTGGATTGCCAATAGCAATAGAAGTAGATTTCATTCATAAAATTACAGAAAAATTTATGTCTCAAAAAATGTATAACACTAAAAACAAGAAAAAATGAAAAATGAATTAATTGATTTCGTAAACAATGAATTGGGTTACTTTATGGATGTTAAAGTATCAAAGGCAATTAAAAAGTACTTCAAAGGTAAAGAAGTAGAGTGGCAAGAAAAAGTAAAGCAAATGTACATACCGGAAACGCATTGTTTAAGTCAGTCAAATGGAGAACTGTATATCGATGGAGAATTTGGATCACTCGTATGGAATTGTGAAACATTGTTTACCGACCTTCCTCACATCGTAAGAATGGTGTACGAAGCAAGAACAGAAACAGACAAAAGAGTAAAAGAACAGATTGAAGAAATCACAAGGTTAGTAACGCAATGATAGTTTTAGTAGATGCAGACAGTTTAGTATGGAGTAGTACTTACAAAGTAAAGGAATCTCCCGAAGATGATGGTTGGAATGACATTGAAGAAGCCAAAGGCAAGTTTGATGAATTCCTTATGAAAATCATAAATGACTTGGAAGTTGATTATGATTTGGACAAAGTAATTATTTTCAATGGTGCAAGAGGTAATTTTAGAAAAGAAATTTCATCAGATTACAAAGCAAACAGGACAAAGAGAGAGTTCCCACCAATATTGGAAGAGTTGCACCAATACGTTAGAGAGCAGTACGATTCAATATCAGCAGTAGATGAAGAAACAGACGATGTAGTCGCAAAGTATTGGAAAAGCACAACAGACATATTAGGAAAGTACGAAGTAATGATTGTTAGTATTGACAAGGACTATAAACAGTTACCTTGTTTGTTATACAATTACGGATTCAAACACCAATGTTTGTATGATATTTCAGAAGAGGAAGCATTGTTAAACTTCTACACACAAATGATTGTTGGAGATAGTGCAGACAACGTAAATTACTGCAAAGGTTATGGACCAAAGTTTGCAGAAAAGCATTTGTCCAACTGCAAAACAAAATATGGATATGTCAAGAAGGTTTACGAATTGTACTTGAAAATATATCCCGAAGAAGCAAAACAGAAATTTGTAGAATGTTATCAATTACTAAAATTAAGAACTGAATAATGAATGAAAAACACGAAGGAATAGCAGAGCAAATAAATAAGCACTTGAATGTGAATATATTTGACAATGTGAGAACAACTCAAAACGTAGATGCACGTGCATTATATTGTTTTATACTGCGAAACGACTTGAAATATACCCTATATACTATTAGAGATATTTTCAACGCAAATGGAAAGAAATACGACCATTCAACAGTACACTACAATGTCAAACTATTTGAAGAAGTTAGACACAGAAGAAAAGACTTGGAAGACTTTAGAGATTGCATATTGCAAGGAGTAAGTCCAAAGTACCTGTTGATTAAATTGGTTGAGACCATAGACACAGAAGATAAAGCAGAAGAAGTATTAAATTGTATCACGTTATCATTAAAAAACCTAATAGCAGTATGAAAAAAGAAGTAGAATCAGTACAGGAAAAAGAATTGAAAATCCACTACGTAAACGTAGATGACCTAATTGAAAGTGAGTACAACCCACGAAAGATTAATCCAAAACAAAAGAAGGAGTTAATTGACAGTATCACAAAGTTTGGATTGAGAGAACCATTAAAAGTCAACTCGTTTCCCGGAAGAGAGAATGTTTTGATTAGTGGACACCAACGATTCAATGTTGCAAAGTCTCTTGGATTTGAAAAAGTACCTGTTACATACGAATATGTTAATCTGCAGGATGAAAAAGAAATGAACCTTCGTTGGAACAAAAATGGTGGAGAGTTTGATATGGAATTGGTTAATGAATTGGTAGATAGAGATTTGTTATTAACAATCGGATTTGCTAACAAAGACTTGCCAACTTTGTACACAGACTTTGAACAAGAATTCAACGATATTGACGAAAACAATCCTGTTTACCCAATAACACCAAAGTTTAATGAAAAGTATGATTTTGTAATGATATTTGCAACATCAGAAATGGACTTCACTTGGTTAAAAAATGTATTGGAAGTTGAAAGAGAGAAAGATTACAATAGTAATTACATTGGAGAAGGTAGAGTTATCACAATTAAGAAATTTCAAGAACTATACACAAAATGGAACTCAAAATAGTAGTATTAAGTAAAGGAAGACCGGCAAGGGTTACTACAAAGAACGTAGTAAAGATTGATGCAATAGTTTGTCCAAAGAATGAAGTTGATGACTACAAGAAGTACAACCCAAAGATTGAAATCATTGCACAACCGGATGGAGTAAACAACATAGTAAAGGCAAGGCAGTTTGTCCTCAATACATTTGAAGAAGTGTTTATGTTAGACGATGATGTTACTCACGTTGGAAGATTTTTTGCAAGTAGTGGAGAAGAATTCAAAGTAAATAGTAAAGAACACGTAAAAGACATCATAATGCAGACTGCAAGTTTGGCAAGACAGATGGATGCAAAAATGTTTGGCTTCACACACCTTCGACAACCTGTTTGTTATCACTCGCAGAAACCATTTAGAATGACAGGATTTTTAAACGCATCACATTGTGGATTTTTGAAAGGACATCAAATCAAGTATGATGAAAGAATGAATGAAGGAGAAGACCACTTTGCTTCGTTATACAACGTATTCAAGAATAGATATATGTTAATTAATGATAGATATGGATTTTTTACTACTGCCAACTTCAAAAGTGATGGTGGTTGTTCATTAGACAGAAACACAGATTCAATGAAAAAGAACACATTGATGTTGAGAGAAATGTTTGGAGAAGCAGTAAGTATTAAGACTGCCAACATTCAAAGAAAGAATATTAACGAAGGAGAGCGTTCCTTGTCATTTCCATTTTGATGAAAGTACTTGTAGCAATACCTTCATACAACAGACCGTATGAAATAGAAAAGAAATGTGGTTATTGGTTAAAAGAACTGATTGACATAGATTGGAAAGTATTTGTTCGAGAAGAGCAGTTTATATTCTACTCGCAAGTAATTCCTGCAGAACACCTTGTTCGTATCAATGTTAACACTTTCAGAGAAACAATTAATGCAATTGGTCAGTACGCAATAGAAAATGGATATGATTTGGTCCATAAGATTGATGATGATATGTCCTTCAAAAAATTAGGAATGTCAAAGAGAGCAGATTGTGCCAAAGTTTATCAAGAAACACACACAAAAATTGTTCAAAGATTCATAGAAGATGAAAACCTTTATGGATTGTCAGTTAGTAAACCAATGGCACACATAAGAAGCAAAGATTTAGTATTCACAAGGGAGAACAAAGCATTGTATGGAAATTACTTATTGAGAGCAAAAGTAATGGCAATGCCGGAAGGAATAGAATTGTACGATGATGTTTACTTTGCACTTGAAATCTTAAGAATTGGTAAAAAAACACTAACGTACACAGGATCATACGAAGATGCAGTTTGTTACAAAAATGGTGGTGGACTTCAATCCATAAACAGAAACAAAATTGGTGTAGAAACAATCAAAGTTTTGCAAAAATACTTCCCGGAAGTTAAGCAAGGCACATACAAAGGCAATGAAGATATGGTTGACATCGACCTCAAAAGTCTTAATATAAAATGACAATTCATTATGTTAAAATTTCAATACATAGTTCATTATTCAAAACTTTTTAATATCTTTACACTATTAATAACACTAAAAACACACAAATGTCTTATCAGATTCTAACAAGAAAAGATTACGATTTCTACGAGTGCAGTTCAGCATTTCAAAAATCAATTAGAAGGAATGAACCCAAAGATGCAATATTCTTCGGAATGGAATTGTATTGTTCCGGTTACTCCAATTATGTATGGAAAAGATTAATGGTTATTGCAAGTGAAGATATTGGTACAGGAGATACCGAATCAGCCATATTGGTTCAAAGTCTATTCCAAAGTTTCAAATTCATTGCAGAGAAAGATTTGGAAGAAGCAAGTATTCCATTTATCCACGCAGTACTTCATTTATGTTCTGCAAAGAAATCAAGAATAGTAGATAAGTATAAGATTTGGGCATTGAAATCGGATTACCGACCTGATGTTCCCGATTATGCTTTGGATGTTCATACAAGAAAAGGCAAGATGATGGGCAGAAATCATAAGCATTTTCTAACAGAAGGTCAAGTTGTCCTTCCCGAATCAGATGAAATCAAAACTCCCGATTTTATTGATGACTTCTATTTTGAGTATCTGACAGACTACGCTGAAAAGAAAGTAACGATATGTGGATATGATGCCGATAATATTACTCATAAATCAATCAAGGATATGGCTACTTGGAAGCAAGAAAACTCACAACAGAAAATGTTTTAAAACAGGACAAAAATGACACCTATAAAAAAGGATGAAAAGAAAGAGGACTTCGTAAAGTTTTACGAGTCCTCTGCTTGTAACGTATCAGTTACTTGTAAGCGTATTGGAATAAGTAGAAACACCTTCTACGAATGGTGTAAGCAAGACGAAGAGTTTGCAACACGAATCAAAGATGAAGAAGAAGCATTGTTAGACTATGCCGAGACAATGTTGTTCAAAGGTATTAAGGATGGAAGGACTGCAGAAGTCATTTTCTTTTTAAAGACCAAAGGCAAGAAACGAGGATATGTTGAAAGACAAGAAATCACAGGTGCAGAAGGAGATAACCTATTTGTAGTACGTATTGTAGATTCAATAACAGAAAATGATAAAGGAGAAGGAAATATTAACGAATAAGGTATTCAGAGAACTCGAAAAGAACACAAACAGAATACAGATTCATCAAGGTGGAACGCGTAGTGGTAAAACCTATAACATACTGTTGTGGATTATATTCTCATACTGTCAGCAAAACAAGGGTAAAACAGTAACGATATGTCGTAAAACATTCCCGGCACTTCGAGCCACAGTTATGCGTGATTTCTTTGACATACTGAAAACACACGAAATGTATAATGAAGAAGTACATCAACTTACAACGTCAGAGTATTTTTTCAACACGAATAGAATAGAATTCATATCGTTAGATGCACCAACAAAGATTAGAGGAAGGAAGAGGGATTTGTTATTTGTCAATGAAGGTAATGAATTGATATGGGAAGATTGGAAACAACTATTGTTCAGAACGAAGGATAGAATCATACTTGACTTTAATCCGTCAGACGAATTCCATTGGTTGTATGACAAAGTAATGACAAGAGATGATGCGACACTCTGCATATCAACGTACAAAGACAATCCATTTTTAGGCAAGGAGATTGTAGAAGAGATTGAAAGATTAAGGGACACAGACATCAACGCTTGGAATGTTTATGGATTAGGACAGAGAGGGCAGAACAGAAGTTTAGTATTCCAATTCCAAACGACAGAAGCAATACCGGAACAAGCCAAACTAATTTCGTATGGATTGGATTTTGGTTTCACGAATGATGCAACCTCAATGGTAGCTTCATATTTGCTTGGAGATAGCATTTACATCAAGGAGTTGTTGTACAGAACGAATATGACCA